CGAGCTCGTCCTTGATCACGCCAAGCAGCTTCTGCTCGCTGGCCAGGATGGAGCGGTACTCCTCGATGGTAATCATAAGCTGGCGGTACTCTTCCTCGATCTTCTCGCGCTCGAGCCCGGTCAGTTGGTACAGGCGCATGTCGAGGATGGCATTCGTCTGCCGCTCGGACAGCGGGTACTTCTCCATCAAGCGCTCCTTGGCCTCGTCGCGATTCTTCGAGGCGCGGATGATTTTGACGAAGTCGTCAAGATTGGTCAGGGCGATCTTGTAGCCCTCAAGGATATGCGCGCGGTCTTCAGCCTTCTTGAGCAGATACTGCGTGCGGCGGTAGACGACCTCGCGGCGGTGCTCGATGAAGCAGGAGATCATCTCCTTGATGTTCATCTGCTTCGGACGGCGCTTGTCCAGTGCGAGCAGGATGACGCCAAAGGAGCTCTCGAACGGCGTGTGCTTGGAAATCTTGTTGATGACAACGCGGCTGGACTCGTCTCGCTTGAGCTCGATGACGATGCGGGTGTTTTCGTCGGACTCGTCGCGCAGATCGGAAACCTCGGTCAGGGTCTTGTTGTTGACCAGATCGGCGATCTTGGTAACGAGGCTGGCACGGTTGACGTTGTAGGGGATCTCGGTGATGACGATCTGCTCCTTGCCGCCCTTGATCTCCTCGGTATGCGCGGTGCCCTTGATACGGACGATGCCACGTCCGGTGCGCATGTAGCTCTCGATGCCATCGCGCCCGGCGATCGTGCCGCCGGTCGGGAAGTCCGGACCGGGCAGAATTTTCATCAGTTNGTNGATGGTGACGTTCGGTTTTGCCTTGGCAAACTCGATCTCCCTCCAGGCTTCATTGTTGGGCCATTTGCTACTAAAGCTGGAATGATGAAAGCCATTTATGACCAACTTAATACATTGAAAAAAGCTGAACTATCTGATTCTTATGAGTCAATCATCGGAGCTACACTTGCTGAGCAAGACGACGATGAAGAAGACGAAGATGATGATGAAGATGAAGTAGAAGAAGGAAAATTACCTCCTGCACTACAAAAAGCAATTGATAAGAAAAAAGGTAAAAGCAATGATGATGATGAAGACGACGAAGAAGAGGTCAAAGAAGTGAAAGATGTTGAAGATTTAGGTGGTGAAACAGGAGCCGGTTCTCCTAAGAAAGCTTTGAAAGTAAGTCTTGTAAAAGCTGGTAAGAAAAAAATAAAGAAAGAAGATCTTGAAATTAATGTTGAAAAAGATGTTAAGGCATTAATGGAAGGAGAAGAAACTCTTTCTGATGAATTTAAAACTAAAGCTGCAACGATTTTCGAATCAGCTGTTTCTACTAAGATTTTGAGCGAAGTAAATTCAAGGATTGAAATACTAGAAGGAGAATATGCTCAAGAACTTGAAGAAGCAAAAGAAGAACATTCAACTCAATTGACTGAAAAAGTTGATAGTTATATGAACTATGTTGTGGAAGAATGGATGAAAGAAAATGAGTTGGCTGTTGAAAGAGGTATTCGATCAGAATTGGTTGAAGATTTCATGACAGGACTCAGGAATCTTTTCCAAGAACATTATATTGACATTCCAGAAGAAAAAGTTGATCTAGTAGATGATCTTTTTGGAAAAGTTGAAGAACTCGAAGGTAAACTCGACGAAGAAATCAACAGGAGTGTAGATCTAAAAAAAGAACTTTCTGAATATAAGAGAGAAGAAACCATTAGAGAGGTTTCAGATAATTTGGCTGACACAGAAAAGGAAAAACTTTCTAAGTTAGCTGAAGGTATTGAATATGAAGACAAAGAGCAATTTAATGAAAAACTTGGAGTCTTAAAGGAAAATTATTTTCCGACTAATGAAGCCAAAGCCGAAACTACAAGTGACGAGGACCCAGTTACTAATTCAGAAGAATTAAATGAAAAAGTAAAAGATCCTACTATGACCCACTATGTTGATGCTTTAGCCCGGTTTGGTCAAAACACATAATATTTTAACAATTTTAACAATAAACAATTTTAGGAGATAAAAATGTACCTAGCTGAAGGACTTCAAAAGAAATGGGCTCCAGTTTTAGATCATCCTGATATGCCTGAGATCAAAGATCCGTATAAGAAAGCTGTTACAGCTATTCTTTTGGAAAACCAAGAGAAAGCTCTCGCAGAAGAAGGTGGATCGACTCAGGGATTGTTACAAGAAGCAGTTCCTGTAAACTCTACTGATTCTACTTATCAGACATATCAAGATCCCATCCTCATTTCAATGATTCGGCGTTCAATGCCCAATCTTATCGCATATGACGTGTGTGGTGTACAACCAATGACTGGTCCCACTGGTCTAATTTTTGCTTTGAGGGCAAAATATTCGACACAAAGTGGTACTGAATCACTCGTAGATGAAGCAGATACATCATTTACAAGTTCTGGATCACACATTAACTCAGGAACAGCTGGTGTAACCGGTGCGCAAGGTGGTTCACCCGCCTTAACCTTAATTCAAGGTTTAGCAACGGCAACAGCTGAAGCTCTGGGTGACTCCCCTGAATTCGCTGAAATGGCGTTTGCAATTGACAAAGTTACTGTCACTGCAAAATCCAGAGCGTTAAAAGGTGAGTACACAATGGAACTTGCTCAGGATCTTAAAGCCGTTCATGGTTTGGATGCTGAAACAGAACTAGCCAATATTATTTCGCAAGAAGTGTTGGCTGAAATCAATCGTGAAGTAATGAGAACAATTTACTTCNCAGCNAATCACGGTGCACANCATAATACNTCNACNGCTGGTGTGTTTGACCTTGACGTTGATTCCAACGGTAGATGGTCAGTTGAGAAATTCAAAGGTCTGTTNTTCCAGATTGAGCGCGATGCNAATGCAGTAGCNGAGAAGACAAGGCGTGGAAAAGGTAACGTCATTATTTGTGCTCCTGATGTAGCTTCTGCCCTTTCAATGGGTGGAGTGCTGGATTCANGTGGTGCTTTAAATGTTGACAGTACCGGAAACACCTTTGTTGGAACTCTGGGCGGACGTTATAAAGTTTTCATTGATCCATATGCNAATGCTTCCGCAACTAATTTCTATGTTGTTGGATACAAAGGTAGTTCAGCATATGATGCTGGTATTTTCTACTGNCCNTATATACCACTTCAAATGGTGCGTGCGGTTGGTGAAAATAGTTTCCAACCAAAAATTGGATTCAAGACCCGCTATGGCATGGTTTCCAATCCTTTTGCCAACTCGACTGGTAACGGTGTTGTAACAACTGCTAATGATAACTACTACTACAGAATTGTCAGAGTTGACAATTTGATGTAATTCGTGATCCNTTAGATAATTTTAAAGGGTGGGCTTTTGTCCGCCCTTTTTTATGCTGACTAAATAATATAAGAAAGGAAAATCTTATGTCGGCATTACAATCNCTTCCAGAAAATTTAAGTCTTTTATCTCCAGTTGGATTCAGATTTTTATTAAATAACAGACCCAACGTCCAATATTTTTGCCAAGCTGCTAATGTTCCTGGTATTTCAATTGGTACTATTCCTCACGCTACTCCTCTAAAAACTTATCCTNTAGGCGGAGATGAAGTTACATTTGAAGAACTTTCTATTCGATTCCTCATAGATGAAAATATGAAAAATTGGAGAGAAATTTATGATTGGATTATAACAATTGGTATTCCAAATGAGAGAGCACANGANAAATATAGAATAGCAAGAGATGCAGATGATTTGACAACTGATGCGACATTAACTATTCTTACAGGAAGTATGAATCCTCAAGTAAATATAAACTTTAAGGAACTATTTCCTATTTCCCTTTCTAGTATTCAATTTGATAGTTCATTAGGAGACATTGATTATGTTGTTGCAGATGTTACATTTTCCTATGAACAATATGAATATGAAAATTTACTTAGTAATGAAACTTCATATGAAGGAGCACCAGTTTATTCAGGATAAAATATTATGACACACCAATTTTCCCTTGAAGACATTCAAGATGAATGGGAAAAAAATAGTAAAATTGATTATTCTAATCTTGGAACTGAATCAATTCGCATTCCCGTTATTCACGACAAATATTTAAAAATATTCATAGATGAAAGAATCCGACTTAAANGCATGGAATTTGAGTTATCTAAATTAGTACGCNCAAAAACAAATTATTACAANGGTNNAATGACTGAAGATGAATTAGAAGAGAGGGGTTGGGAACAATTTCAAGGAAGACTACTTAAAAATGAAATAAGNAATTATATTGAGACGGATGATGATTACATCAAAATCAAACAAAACATCGTGGTTCAACAAGAAAAAANTAACTACTTGGATTCCATTATTAAACAACTCAATAATAGNGGATTCCAAATCAAAAATGCACTTGATTGGCTCAAGTTTTCACATGGAACGTCTTGATAGAATAGAAATAATAAAAAAAGACGAAGTTTACATGAGAATTAATTGTGAACCAGGTATAGCGCAGGAAATTAGTGATTATTTCACTTTTACTGTTCCTGGACACACCTTTATGCCTTCTTTTAGACAAAAAATTTGGGATGGTAAAATTCGCTTATATAATGTATTTACAAAATTGCTTTACATTGGATTACTAGAATATCTTTGTAAGTTTGCTACAAGTAGAAATTATCCTGTAAAATTTCTTTCTGAATTTGAACCAGATGAAGTGGAAGCTTCAAAATTTATTTCTACTTTAAATCTTAATTATCAAGTGCGTGATTATCAATTAAGTGCAATTAATCATTCACTATCACGCCGTAGATGCTTATTATTATCGCCAACCGCATCTGGAAAATCTCTAATCATTTATATCATTGTAAGATATTTAAAGGTTAAAACTTTAATTATTGTTCCAACTACTTCTCTTGTATCGCAGATGTATAAAGATTTTCAAGATTATGGATTTGATGTGGAAGAACATTGTCATATAGTTTTTGCAGGAAGAGATAAATCATCAGAGAAACAAGTAATTATTTCAACTTGGCAATCAATATATAAACTAGGAGAGGAATATTTTAAACAATATGAATTGGTAATAGGGGATGAAGCTCATGGATTTAAGTCAAAATCATTAACCGCTATTATGACCAAATGTATTAATGCAAGATATCGAATTGGTGCAACTGGAACATTAGATGGAACAGAAACACATAAATTAGTATTAGAGGGGTTATTCGGAAAAGTACATCAAGTGACTACTACCAAGAAATTGATAGATAAAAAGTATTTGTCTCCTTTTTCTATTAAAGCTATTATTTTGAAATATCCAGATGTAATTTGTGACAATTTAAAAAAAGCAAAATATCAAGAAGAATTAA